CCTGTTTGGTTAAGAGATGGGAGTAATAGTTCCGTTGAAGATAATAAATTATCACTTAAATTAAAAAATGGTTCTCAAGTAAAAGCAATCGCATCTTCTCCAGATGCAGGACGTTCGGAAGCTCTATCACTATTGGTTGTGGATGAGGCAGCATTTATTAGAGATATTGATGATATTTGGTTATCAGCACAATCAACTCTATCAACAGGTGGTGCGGCAATCGTATTATCTACACCAAATGGTGTTGGTAACTGGTTCCATAAAATGTGGGTTGAAGGAGAAAATGGTTCAAATGGATTTAATAATATCAACTTACATTGGACTGTTCACCCCGAAAGAAATCAAGCATGGAGAGATGAACAAACCCGTATTTTAGGAGTTAAAGGTGCGGCACAAGAATGCGATTGTGACTTTGTAAGTTCTGGTGATACAGTTATAGACCCACAATTATTAATGTGGTATAAAGATACATACGTTATGGAACCCGTAGAAAAAAGAGGATTCGATGGAAACCTTTGGGTATGGGAGCATCCAAATTATAATAGAGCATATATGGTTGTAGCCGACGTAGCCAGAGGTGATGGTTCAGATTTTTCAACAGCGCAAGTTATTGATATAGAAGATTGTTCACAAGTTGCAGAGTATAGGGGTAAAATAGAAACAAAAGATTTTGGAAACTTTTTAGTTGGATTAGCAACAGAATATAATAATGCATTACTTGTTGTGGAAAACTCAAACGTAGGATGGTCTACAATTCAGCAATGTATAGATAGACAATATGGAAATCTATTCTATATGAGTGTAGATTTAAAATATATTGATGTTCAAAAACAAATGAGCAATAAGTTTTATAGAGATGAAAAGAAAATGGTTGCAGGATTTTCTACCACATCCAAAACTCGTCCATTAATTATTTCTACTTTAGATACATACATAAACGAAAAAGAAATTTTAATTCGTTCAAATAGATTAATTGATGAATTATTTACATTTATTTGGAATGGTGGTAGAGCAGAAGCAATGAAGGGATATAATGATGACCTTTCAATGGCACTTGCAATAGGATTATGGGTGAGAAATACGGCATTAAGATTAAAGCAAGAAGGTATGGATTTGACAAAAACAATGTTAAATTCAACACAAGTTACACAATACACAAGTATTTTATCAACAGGACACTTAAAACAAAATCCATATGAAATGGACTTAGGTAAAAAGGGAACTGAAAATTTACATTGGTTATTGGGATAATCTTATATTTATAAGTTGATATGGCACAATTAACAAAAATATTAAAAGAAGATTTAGATAAGTGGTTTAAAGAAAAGTGGGTCAACATTGGTAAAAAAGTTGATGGAAAACACCCACCATGTGGAACTTCTGGAGAAAAAAGTGGATATGCCAAATGTGTTCCTGCTGCAAAAGCTGCCGGAATGAGTAAAAAAGAAAAAGAATCTGCAACTCGTAGAAAACGAGCTGCACAAAATAAAGCAGGTAGAGGTGGTAGTGATAGTAAAGGACAAGGTAAAACACCAATATATGTTTCTACCAAACCTAAAAACGAAGATTGGAGTGAAAAATATAAAAATAGTATAGATTGTAATAACCCCAAAGGTTTCAGCCAAAGAGCACATTGTCAAGGAAAGAAAAAAAATGAAACTATGAATATAGAAGAAAAACTAAATTTATTTTTAGAAAAGAATTGTCCAACCGATCCAGGTAAGTGGGCAGCATCTAAAGCAGCAGCAAAATCTAAATTTGATGTATATCCATCAGCTTATGCAAACGGCTGGGCTGCAAAGAACTATAAATCAAAAGGTGGTGGATGGAAAACTTGTAATGAAGGTGAATCAAACGCATTATGTGAATGTTGGGATGGGTACAAAGAAGTAGGTGGAAAAATGAAAGATGGTAGAATGGTTCCAAATTGTGTTCCTGTAAAAGAAGATATAGATAGTGATGCAGATGTAAATTATGGTAGAGTTGAACCAGAAGAATATGATGTAGATAACTATGATGATTATATGGATTTTGTTAAGTTTATGAGAACATATAGACAAGAACTTGATGAAGCCGGTTGTAATTGTGTATATGAAGCAGAATATCAAGGTAGAGAGGTAAAGTTGGGTAAACCAATGAGAGGTGATGTTAAGAAGTTTAAAGTCTATGTAAAAAATCCAGCAGGTAATGTTGTTAAAGTAAACTTTGGACATGGTGGAACATCAGCAGCGGCTAAGGGTGAAAAAACAATGAAAATAAGAAAATCCAACCCAAAAGCAAGAAAATCGTTTAGAGCTAGACACAATTGTGATAATCCAGGACCTAGAACAAAAGCAAGATACTGGTCTTGTAGAAAATGGTAATATTTGGAAAAATCAAAAATTTTTCATATATTTAAAAAAATAGAATTATATAAAAATGGCAGATAAAAGTATATTTAGTAGGTTACAGAAATTATTTTCAACAAATACTATTGTTAGAAAAACGCAAGATGGTGTCAAAGTAATTGATACGGATGAGTATCAAAATATGACAACAAACTTAGTTGACCGATTTATGAAAATGAAGGTTACAAACTTTGGAACGGGTACAGTACAATCATCTTTAGCATTTCAGCAAGTTCGTATAGATTTATTTAGAGATTACGACTCAATGGATACAGACCCAATTCTTTCATCCGCACTTAATACATATTCGGATGAATGTACCGCTAAAAACGAAATGGGTAACGTATTAAAAATTCATCATGAAGATGACAATGTTAAACAAATATTGGAAAATCTTTTTTACGATATTTTAAATGTAGAATTCAATTTATGGCCATGGACTAGAAATTTAGTTAAATATGGTGATTTATTTTTACAATTAGAAATAGCAGATGAATTAGGTATAGTAAATGTAATGCCACTTTCATCATACGAAGTTAGTAGAGTGGAAGGATTTGACCAAGAAAACCCCCAAAGAGTAAAATTTGTATACGCACCATACCAAAACCCAACAGGAGGTTACGCACAAACTACAAAAAAAGAATTTGAAAACTATGAAATTGCTCACTTCCGTTTAAATAATGATTCTAACTTCTTACCATATGGTAAATCTATGTTAGAAGGTGCAAGAAGAGTTTGGAAACAATTGATGTTGATGGAAGATGCTATGTTGATTCATAGAGTAATGAGAGCTCCTGAAAAAAGAATTTTTAAAATTGATGTAGGTAATATTCCACCAAATGAGGTAGATAACTATATGCAAAAAATTATCAATGCATCTAAAAAAGTTCCATTTGTAGATGAAAGAACAGGTGATTATAATTTGAAATACAACATGCAAAACCTTATTGAAGATTTCTATATGCCAGTTCGTGGTAATGATAATGGAACTTCAATTGATACTTTAAAGGGATTGGAGTATAATATGACGGATGACATTAACTATTTAAAAAATAAGTTAATGGCTGCACTTCAAATTCCAAAAGCATATTTAGGATATGAAGAAGATACAAATGGTAAAGCAACCCTTGCAGCAATGGATGTAAGATTTGCCAAAACTATTGAAAGAATACAAAGAGTTATTGTTTCGGAATTAACAAAGATTGCAATTATTCATTTATATGCACAAGGTATAAAGGATGATAAATTAACAAACTTTACATTAGAATTAACAATTCCATCAAAAATATACGAACAAGAAAAAGTTGAATTATATACTTCTAAAGTTCAATTAATCACATCAATGCAACAAACAAAGATGTTCTCTAAAGAATGGATGTATCAAGCCATTATGGGAATGGCTAAAGATGAGCAAGATGATATGACATTACAAGTATTGGATGATACCAAACAAACATTCCGTTTAACATCAATTGAAACTCAAGGTGTTGACCCCGCTAAAGAATCGGGAGTTGAAGAACCAACAAATGTTGAAGAAGAATTAAATAGATTAAAATCAGAATTAGAGGAAGAAGGAAAAATTGGTAGACCTAAAGACCCGGTTAGATATGGTAAGGATGACCATCCTGAAGGTAGAGACCCATTAGGTATTAAAACTCTTAAACAAAAAGAAGGTTCTGTAAAATTTAAACCAAGAGATTCATATTTAGAGATTTTCAAAGATATGAATGGAAATAAAAAAAAGATTTTAACGGAGAATTTAACAAAAAAGTAATAAACCGATAATTGAATATATTTATATCAGAATAATTATATAATTTAATGAAAAAAATTAAACATTCGAAATTTAAAAATACAGGATTTATTTTTGAATTATTAGTAAGACAAATTACCGCAGAAGTAATGTCATCTAATAAATCGGTAGCAGAAAAAATTCTTAAAGAATACTTTAACACAAAGAAAGAATTATCTAAAGAATTAAAATTATATCAATATTTAATTAACGAAAAATATAATTCAGAATCAAAAGCTGAACAATTTATCAATACGATATTACAAGCTCGTAAAAGATTAGATGAGAAAAAACTTACAAAAGAAAAATATAATCTTATTAAAGAAATTAAAGAAACTTATAATTTAGATGAGTTTATTAAATCTCCTATTTCAAATTATAAAACATTAGCATCTATTTATAAAATATTTGAAACCGTTATTACAGATGAGCAATATGACCCAACTGATATAGTTTCATCTAGATTTACAATTGCAGAAAATATTATTAATTCTTCTATTCAAAATAAGGATGCAAAAATTAAAGATGCAGTTTTAGAAGAATATAAGAAACAAGATGATGATTTAAGAGCCGTATCCTATAAGTTATTAGTAGAATCATTTAATACAAAATACAAAAACCTTACAGATGAACAAAAAGAATTATTGAGAGAATATATAAATAATATTAATAATACTGGCAAATTAAATGAATATGTAAGTAATGAAGTTACAAAATTAGTAACAGAATTAAAAGAAATTGGCTCTAAAATATCAGATAAGGTTACAAAAATTAAATTAGCAGAAACAATTGCAAATATTAAAAGAGTTAAATCATTAAAAAAGATAAAAGAACAACATTTATCAGCAATGATGATGACATACGAATTACTTAAAGAATTAAAAGAATCAATAAAAAAATAAAAAATGGTAAATTATAGAACATTTAATACCAAGTTAGTAACATCAGGTTCAGCTGCATTAGTAGATAGAGCTTGGGGAGTATTGCCTGTAAATGGTGTGACAGGAACAATTACATTAGAGGGATATGGTACAGGTAGTACAGTACATCCTACAATAGCATTGGAACATTTAACAGCAGGACAACCTTTTCCATGTTATGTTAGAAGCATAAATGTGACAAATGGTGGTTCGGTATATGTATTAGCATAAAATTAAACGGAGAATAAAATGCCAGCAGTATCTAAAGCACAACAAAAATTTATGGGAATGGTTCATGCCACTCAAAAAGGTGATATGGAAGCACCAAGTCCAGAAGTAGCAAAAGCAGCAAGTTCAATGTCAGATAAAGATGCTAAAGATTTTGCATCAACATCTCATAAAGGATTGCCTGATAAAAAAGAAGAACAAATCAACAAACTTAAAGAAATCATTCGTAAAATGGTAAGAGAAAGAATGATTGATGAAATGAATACTACTGGAAATGTACAAGGATATAATTCTCCATATGCATTTACTAAAAAAGGTGGTGAAAAAGAAAAAGCAAAAAAACAAGCAGACCTTACAGGATATACTCCGGTAAATGAAAATAGATGGTTGGCCTTAAAACAAGATGAATCAACTGCACAAGCAAAAATTGGTAGAGGTATTTCAAATATTAATAAACAATTGAAAGAAATGGAAAGATTTCTCAATTGGTATGGTAAAATTAAGAATGAAAGTGGAGTAGATAATAAAAGTTATTGGAAAAGAACAAATAGTCATATTTATACTATAAAAGAAAGACTCATTAAATTAGACCAAAAAATCAGACAAATTTCAGAATAATGAAACATACAGAACTAAAAGAACTTATCAGACAAGTAGTAAAAGAAGAAAATGATTATCAACAAATGTTTAAACATATGTTAGATAAAACTGGTAAATCATTACCTGATATGTCTGACAATGAAAAAAAAGCATTTTTTAATGCCGTAGATAAAGCTGCAAAAGCAAAATCAGAAGGTAGATTAACTGGATTACCAGAGGAGTTAACTGATAAGCAAAAGCAGATTGATGTGGATAAGGATGGTGAGATTGAAGGTTCTGATTTAGCAGCACTAAGAAAGAAAGACTAATGAATAAAGGATTACTAATAGAAACTCATTTATTTGAAGCAAAACTTGTAAAAGAAGAAAATGGAACTTATTTAGTTTCCGGCATTCTACAAAGAGCAGGTGCGCCAAATCAAAATAACAGAAGATATCCAAAACCAATATTAGAAAGAGAGTGTCAAAAATACAACCAACTCATCAAAGAAAGAAGAGCATTGGGTGAATTAGACCATCCGGATTCTCCTGTTATTAATCTTAAAAACGTTTCTCACAATATTAGAGAAATTTGGTGGGATGGTGATGATGTGATGGGTAAGGTAGAAATTCTATCAACACCTTCAGGCAACATCCTTAAAGAATTATTAAAAAATAACATTCGTTTAGGTATTTCATCAAGAGGACTGGGTTCTGTAAAAGAATTAAATGATGGTACTGTAATGGTGCAAGAAGATTTTGAATTGGTAGGTTGGGATTTTGTATCTAATCCATCAACTCACGGAGCATTTATGGCACCTGTGAATGAATCAAAGCAATGGAAGCAAATTGCAGATGAATGTGGTAAGTGGTGTAAAGCACAAGATTTAATGAGAGAAATTATAATAGAATTAAACTAATATGGCAAAGTTAATAAACTTAATACCAGGTAGAGAAATAAAAGAAGATTTAGAAGATATGGATGTATCAATTCCATCTAAAGTTGAAAGATTTT